TGCTAATTCTACCGGAGTTGTAACTGCAGGCTCTTTTGTAAAAAGACTAGCTATCTGTTCAATTAATGTTTTTTTATTAAATCGTCTATCTAATTCAACACCTTTTGTTCTACCTAACTTCTCTAATTCAATCTTAGAAAGCTTTTTTAATTCTGTTTTATTCATATTATTATTTATTGTTGAATATGGGTATATTTTAGATTAAATAATTATCTTATGGATATTCTAGTTACATTATCAATCTTCATTGCTGGTTTTATTACTGGTGCACTTACATTCCGCAATAATACTGCAAAGTCTGAGCAAATCGTTAAGGATACTTTAAAGTTTGCAGCAAAAGCTGAAGAAGAAGCTAAAGAATTAGCAGCAAAATTAAAGAAAAAGAAGACTACAAAGAAAAAGTAGATTATACGTTTTTTCTTTTAATTCAAACCTACCATACCGGTAGGTTTTTTTTACTTTCTACCACCAGGTGTAAAGTAGAATCCTATAATAGCTCCTAACATTGTAATAGATATTAATGCAATGTGACCGGTGGTAATTGCCACAACGGTTTCTGATCCCATAGGTATTTTGATGAGCCCGAATAAGAAGGAGAAATAGTCTTTATTTTCGGGTGGGTTGAAGGTGAGGAGTTCAACACTCGGCCAGACGGTGCAGAGAACCGAGATGACGAAAAAGTTGAGCATCCCGATAAGAGCAATAAGACGACGTGTACCGCGAGTAAAAGCGCTGTTATCGTTATTAGCTTCTCCAAAAACTGCTTTTTGAAACTCAACATCAGCTTTACGTAAGTCCATTTCTCTGAGTATCTCACGCTTCTCTTTAGATTCTTTTGCAGCACCGATCCGATCAAAAATACCGGCGATGATTTTAAGGGTTGACCCCATCCCGGTTGCGCCAAGAGTACTAAGTAACATTGTAATAAGTCCAAACATATCATTTTTATTGTATTAAATATTTATGTGATTACTAACAATTTAACCAATTTAGATATACCTAATAGTAAAAAAATCGATACAAATAGAGTATCTAAAATTATTTCGACCTTTAATAATAAATTTTTAATGCTTCAAAAGCAAAATGGTCAATTTGAATTACCGGGTGGTCATATACAAAGAGGTGAAAGTCCAAACAATGGAGCAAAGAGAGAGTTCTTTGAAGAAACTGGGGTAAATATTAAAAAAATAAATCAAATATCATCTAATAGTTCTCGTGTTTTATATAGAGGTTATATAAATACCAGTATTATTAAATTAAGTTTGGAACATAAAAGCTTTAGATTTGTTTCAGAAAGAGATTTATTTAAATTACCACTAAGTAAGTGGTCTAAAAAGGATTTAGCTTTCTTAAAGCCACGTAAAAAGACTCCTGATCAAGAGGAGCTTGATGGTGAGATTTAAACGTTTATTTTATTATAATCTTCAACAAGAGTTTTAATCTCTGTCTTCATATAGTTTAAACGAATAGGGTACCAAGTGTCATCTTTATTTTTATAGAAGACAACTAACCCGCTACACTTCTTACCACTACTTAATTCATATAAGTATGCGTATAATGAAAGCTGTAAGCAGTATGTATTAAATTCACATACACCTAAATGCTCAACAGGAGCTTTAAAGAACTCGTTATATTCACTAAAGAATCTAAAGTTTTTATTTGTCTTAAAATCACCTACATAAAAATATTCTGAATTCTCATAAATTAAATCTGCAGTACCAGCAATATTTAGCTCGATATTATGCAATCTCATTTCGCAAGTTAACTTCGGAAACTTTTTAAATATATACTCCCACTTCTTATATGAGTCATATAATGTAGTATATTCTTCTTCACGCTTATCCTCACCTAAAAAATCTTCCATTACTTTATGAATATGAGTACCGTAATCGCAAGCTCTATTTTTCTCGGTATTCCATTCCTCAAGTATAAAGTCGACGGTTACACCTTCTCTAGCTGCTACCCGAGTAGCATTGCCTATTGAATCGAACGCAGGTTTATATTTACCGAGTAGGGTAGTAGCTGAGATTAACTCTTTACCAGTTTCATCATCAACGTACTTGTGTTTTTCTTCATTAAATATAACCATTATATAACAATTATAGTATATAGACTTGAAAAGTCAAATTTAGGTATTAAAATAAATATATGAGAATTGCAATAAGCGGAACCGGTAATCAAGGTAAGACTACTCTAATTAATGATTTCTTACAGGAATGGTCAAATTATAAAACTGAAAGCTCTACATATAGAGATAAGTTAGTATCTGAAAAATTACCGCATAGTAAAAATGCTACAAAAGATACTCAATGGAAAATTCTTAATCATATGATTGATGAAATGCAGACATTTAGTGCTGATGATAATGTAATTATGGATAGATGTCCTATTGATAATCTCGTATATTCTCTATGGTGTCTAGAAAAAGGTGTTGGTGATATTGATGAAGAATTTATTACTAAATGTATACCATTAGTATCAGAGAGTATGAAGCATTTAGATATAATCTTCTTTTTACCAATTACAAAATTTAATAATATTAAAATTGAAGATGATGGTGTAAGAGAAACTGATGAAATTTATATTAAGGAAATTGATTATATCTTTAAAGCTATACAAGCTCAATATCAGCAACACCCTCAAGAAAATCCATTTTTTCCAAGAGACGATTCACCTGCTTTAATTGAAGTATTCGGTAATCAACGTGAAAGATTAGAAATGTTAAAGTTATATCTGGATGTTGATGGTGATATAATTGAAGGCGATCAATCAGAATTATTTAACCCAGAAAATTTAGATTTAATGGAACAATTACTTAAACAACAATCTGAAACAATTGATAACGAAAAAGCTCTAAAAGAGCAGTTAGAACAAATTAAAGAATTTAATAAGTTAAATAACTTAAACCTTTAAGGTAGTGATAATATAACATCCATATCATTCTTACCGACTAATAACATATAATATTCCTCAATATTACCACCCTTTGTAATATTAATAGGTAACAATTTTGATTCAATTAATTTAAAATCATTACCACCTGCTGATAATAATAAGTCAGGTCCATTGGTATTTAAATTATCATTTATAAAAAACTGATCTTCAATTATACTAGAAATACTATCAATTTCAGTTGTATGTGAACTGATAGTAGATGCAAATGTAGTATTTTCTAAACCTATCACAAAATCTTTAAAATCAAGTGTGTTTGTAGCAGCTGCTGTTTCAACTAAAATTAAATCACCATTGTTTATTTCAGAAATAATGGGTAATTGCTTTAAACTAATCTTTTCATTTGACATTTTAATTATTTAATATAAAATATATATAATGTCAAAGATTGGTATAGGTATAATAACATGCAACAGAAATGAATTTCTTGCAAACTGCGTTAAGAGCATATGTTCAGAATGGTATGATGAGATTATTATTGTTAATGATGGTGATAAGCCTATCACTACATTTTATGATTGTGATATTATTAATAACAAAAAAAACATAGGTGTATGTAAAAGTAAAAATAAAGCTCTTAAAGAGTTATTGGATAGGGGTTGTGATTACATTTTCCTTGTAGAAGATGATATGAGATTCAAGGGTAACGTTTTTAACGAATATATTAAAGCTAGTAAAGTTACTGGTATAGAACATATGTCCTTTGCTTATCACGGACCAGCGAATAAAGGTAATATAAGTAAAGGTAAACCGAAACCACGTAAAATAATTGATTACGGTGATGTTAAAATTTCTTTAAATCAACACTCTGTTGGTGCAGTATGCTTTTATACTAAAAAATGTTTAAAAGATGTAGGTATATTTGACGAGGAATTTGATAAAAATAATTTTGAACATGTAGATCATTCATATAGATTAGCTAAAGCTGGTTATAGTACACCTTACTGGTGGTGGTCTGATTTGGCTAATAGCTTAGATTACATAGAAGAACAAGCATGCAGTGAAGATAGTTCATCTATAAGAAGAGGTGATGACTGGCAGCAAAGTATTATTGACAGCGCTTATATTTTTAAAAGAAAGCACGGTGCAATGCCAGCATGGAGTGAATGCGTACCAGATACACCTGTTAATAAAGTTATTGAATTTTTAAAGAAAGTAAAGAAATGAAAATAGATGTTATCTTTTTATCCAACACCGTTAATATTGAACAGTATGGTAATACGCAACGTGCTATTAATACTTTACGTATGTCGCAATCTGGTTATCAGACGTCTTGTGTCGATTTTAATATTATAATAGTTGAGAGTAATTCAAAATATCAAAATGAAGGTTTTTGGTACCATGATTGTAAAGTGATAACTAAAGATGAAGAATTTAATTATAATAAATTTCTAAATTATGGCTTAGAAGAATGTAAGAATGATTGGATTATTATAGCAAATAATGATGTCATATTCACACAAAACTGGTTTAGTAAGATAATTGATTTTGATAATAAAAATCCTGGTTATGGTATGTTTTGTCCATATGAACCAAATTGGCATAAAGCTAAAGAAAAACTTTCAGCTCAATCAGGTCAAATAATTGACGGTAAAAAAGATTTTTATGAAGGTTACAGGACGTCTTTTGAAATAACCGGTTGGTGTATGATTTTAAAGAGAGATACTATTAATAAGTGTGAATTATTTGATGAGAGGTTTAAATTTTGGTATCAGGATAATGATATTTCATTAACCCTGCAAAATAAAAATATTAAAAATGCATTAATAACAAACTCAAAAGTATATCATATGGTTAGTCAATCTTATAGTACAATTCCAGATAGTAAAAAACGTGATATGATGGAAAATCAATTAAATGTTTTTAACGAAAAATGGGGCAAATAATAAAATAATATGGCAGTTAATATAATAAATGTTGGTAATCGACAAAATACTATCAAATATACTATCGGTAAGCATTCATATGGATTTATTTCTATCGAAGGTGATCATTTATTAGATAACATTACTGTAGGTAATTTTTGTTCTATCGGTTCAGGTGTAGAAGTAATGGTTATTGGGTGGAGTCACAATACTGATTGGATTACAACATACCCATTTGAAGCATTTAAAAATAAATGGTCAAATGCAAAAAAAATAATACCTTATAAAAGAAGTCCACGGAATATAACTATTGGTAATGATGTATGGATAGGTAAGGGGGTTATGATAATGAGCGGAGTAAAAATTGGAGATGGAGCATGTATCGGTACAAATACAGTTGTTAGTAAAGATGTACCACCATATACTATTGCTGTAGGTGCTCCAATGAAGTTTATAAGGCAACGATTTAGCGATACTGATGTTAAATTCTTACTAGATATTAAATGGTGGGATTGGGAAGATACAAAAATTAACGAATATGTGGATTTAATAAGTAGTGGTGATATAATTGAATTGAGAAAAAAATATGGCAGTTAATATAATAAAAGGTCATGGCAGTTATATTGCTGATACAGTTAAATTTATCGGAGCTGGTAATATAACTATTGGTAATAATGTTCAAATACGGGATTATACAGTTATTGAACTCGGCGCTGGTAATATAACTATTGGTAACAACGTCGTTATAGGTTATAATTCATTTATACAATGTACAGGTACAATTAATATTGGTGACGATATTATAGCTGGCCCGCATTGTGTATTTTTAGCATCATCTCATAGGATAGATGAAAATATCAGCTTTTATGATTCAGCATTAACTAGAGGTACACTTTCTATTGAGGGTAGGTGTTGGTTTGGTGCAAATTGCACAATAAACCCGGTTACGATTGGAAAAAATGTAATCGTAGGGGCAAATTCATTTGTAAATAAAGATATTCAACCAAATCAAGTTACAGGGGGTTCCCCTGCAAAGTATATAAAAAAATTATGAACATATTATTCCATGTAGGTGTAGGTAATAAAGATAGACCAGAACGCTGGACTGCTATCGGTGGTTTCTTTAACGATCTGGGTGATAGCTTAGAAAAATTAGGTCATAAATGTGCTTATTTTTGCCATAGTGCAGCTACTCAAAGGATACGGTCTAATAAACTGCTAGTATCAGACGAGGTTCATAAAATAAATGACATAAACCCAGATATTATTTTTACTTGGAACGGTATTTCAGAAGGTGATCAAAAAATGATAGAAATATATGGACGTGAAAAATTTATTTTTGCTGAATTAGGTTTTTTCGATCATTATTCGACATGCTATTTTGATGCTTGCGGTACAAATTTTGTTTCGATGAATGTTGTTGAAAATCTCGATAATGTGGAACTAGATAACACTTTATTTGAGTCAATACAAAAAAAGTATATTAAACCGAGATTACATGATAAAAATTATATATTTGTACCATTACAAGATGAAGGTGATACACAAATACAAAAATTATCACCGTTCAAAACAATGTATGAACTTCTAGATTATGTTTTAACAATTTATACTAATAGCAATGTAGACATTTTATATAAACCTCACCCTCAATTTAGTCCAAAAATACCAAAATCAGAAAGATTGATTAAGGTAAGTGGTGATGTTCATTCATATATACCATATGCTGATAAAGTCATTGGTATAAATTCTACAGTTTTATTTGAAACACTTTTATATCATCAAAGGGTTATAACATGTGGAATTGGATTACCGTCTAGACGCTTTTTAGATGATAATGAAAGAAAAAAATTTATTATTAATTGCTACAATAAGCAAATGAATCAATCAGATTTAGATAACGTTAATGTTATAAAAACGAGTTGGTTATATAAAGAAATTTTAAGAAGAAGTAATTTAGTGGTTGGATAAAAGTTATTTATATACTATAATTAGTGTATGATTATTAAAGATATTAAGGTTTATGATGGCCCGTTAATTCATAAGAGATTTGCTTACGATTATTTTCGTAACAAGACGCTACCAATTGGTAATATTATCGCTTTTAGATGCCCGATGGATGTGAGTATCGATGGTATGATCGATCAGGAAGATGTACTTCAAGGTGACTATATATATAGTGATGATGCTATTAACTTCTGCTGGGAGATTCCTAATCTAGATAAGTTAGGTGCTGTAGCGTTTCAGCGATTGTTTAACACTCAAATTGCTAATGTACTTTCTTCTAAATATATTAAGAAGCCTATTGAAGTAGACGGAGATGATTTGATGGTACATGCTGAGTTTGAAGGTAGCGATGGTACATTACAGAAGGTCGGTAAGTGTAGTGTAAGTATTACATATTCGAAAGATAGTGTAGCAATCGGACATACAGGTATTAATGTTAATGCAGGTCGTAAAGCTCCTAACTTTGCATATAGTACAGGTTTAACTGATGATCAAACTACTGAATTTATGCAAGATATTATTGATCTTTTTTATGCGATGGTAGATGATATGTTTATTGCTACTACTAAGATCAATCTATAAATGAATCTATTTCAATATTTAAACGGTCTCTTATTTAGTAAGAAAAAGGCAGACATGAATTGCGATGATGAGTCGCAATTTAATCTATTTATGGTTAATAGATGGACGAGTATGTACTCGAAGGAGCTAAATGATTATGTGAATGAGACGACCAATAAATATTGGAATCTTTTTAGTGATAAACCATCTCAGTATAACTATATATATTCAGTATTTCCTAAACTAAAATTTAAAAGACTTAATTATATTAA